TCTATAATATAGATATAAGATCAAACGGAGAATCAAAAATGAAAATCTCAGAGCAAAAATTACAAATAGTTATCAATAACTATTCAAAAGATGAAATCGATCCTAAAAAAGATACTGTATATACAGCCTATGAAAAAGGGTTTAGGAGAGGCGTTCAAAAAGTCAATAATCCTTTTAACAAGGAAGAATTAGGATATATTCTGCATTGCGTTAATTATTTAAACGCAATCAGAGGTGAAGATGAAGCTGAATTATATGAAAATCTAATTAATAAGCTGGAAAAAGAAATTGAGATGGTTAAAGAATAGGTTAATACATGGAATTAAAAGACTTGATTGAAAAATTGCAAGAGATTTATAAAGTACATGGAAATATCAAAGTAGAAGTCCAGTTCAGAGATGACGGTGGATATTACTACGGAAGTGATGATGAAATAATTTTATCTGTTGAAGAACATACATCAAAGGATGAAAACGGCAACAAGAATATCAGAAAGACCTTAATTTTATAGGATATTTAACTATGAATTTTGATGATATTAAAGTACACGTAAACAGTTATAAGAATACAAGATTAAAAGTGCCTAATGCTTTTGGTGTTACATCTAATACTAAAGTCCACTACCTTAATCCTAGAGAATTATCTAAAGTGTTTCCTATGGGTGAGTATAGTGTTGTTCTTCATAAGGGTGATCCCTCGAACCTAGAAATACGATATGAAGAATTACTTGTTCTAATGATTGAAGAAATTCAGAATTTAAGACAACGTATTAAAAGTTTAGAAAGTGGATCACAGGATTAAGTGATTTCTAAGGTTTAAATATGAAAACTTTACGCGACATTTTAGAGATAGTTGGTAATAAGACTAATATTGAACTCTACATCAAAAATGAGAAAAGTGTAAACGAGTACGGTGAAGAAATGGATCACCGTTGGGTAGATTTTATCCTCCTAAATGGTAAGTTCTATACTACCTTTGAAGACAAAGAACATACTGATGAGGAAATTCAGAAAGAAGTTGAAAGTCTATTGGATTACAGAGTAGATATTATGACACCTATGTATGATTACATAGATGAAAATTCCGAATCAAGAATTACTCCTTGGTTGCATATGGATATTGAGAAGGTATAAGAATGAAGTTAAAAGACTTACTAAAGTTTATTCATGAGTATGAGAGCATTATGGTCAATGTTATGTCAGATAATGGTTATGATGACTGTTTAGATGCTTTTATGGATTTTGAATTTAATCTAAGATTCTCAGAAAATCGAAAAAGAGAACCTTATGGAATGTCATTTAATGGGCGTGAAAATTTGACACCAAGAGAAGAACTTATTCTCGATATCCTCATGAAATGTGAGGTACATAAAATATATACCGAATATAAGCTTGATAAAGAATATGACAGTTATGAACCTATCGGTGACTATGATATTGATGGAATGCTATGCATTAATTTAAAACCTATTCGTTTGAAAGACTTTTTATCTAAAGTGCCAAAGAATATAGAAGTCAAAATTACTGATTACTGTACTGATGAATATGTTGAACCGATCAAAGTCTTAGAAAAACAAGTTAGAACATTTGAAGTAAAAACAGATTTCAATCGGGTAAATGGTGAGTTATACTCAACAGATTACATTGAAGTAGTTGTGATATGATTTTAAATCTTATAAGGATTGACAATGAAACTAAGAGAGCTTTTGAACATAACAGATAAAACAGTCATAACTTTAGAGATCTTAGGTGGTGAAACGCTAACATTTTCATTTAAGAACAATAATGATTATGTTTTCAAAGGGATTAGTTTCATTGAGCCTTATGCTTATCAACTTTTAAGAGAACTCCCAAAAGAAATCAAAGATAAGATAATTGAATGTTTAGATTGTATCGTGATAAATCAAAAGATCATCTATGAAACGTTTTTAGAAATTCCTATTTTAGTGATTACTATCCAAAAATAAATATATTTAAAACTACAGCAAAAAGATGGAGCGTTCAACTAGAGGATTAAAAGATGAAATGTTACAAGTTTATCGGCTACATGGTAGCAACTGCTGTGGTTAGCTCTGCAATTACTTATGTCGTAATAAAACATAAAGAACAGCATTCAATTTGTGAAGTGCATATCAATCAAGAAGGCTTCATTGATGATATAATTAATACGAACGGTGTTGTAGAGATTTTTGCCGAACCTTTAGAAATAGAAATTTTAGACGACCTTTAAATTTGATAGGTTTATCTCTAACCGAGATAAACCTAATTTTTATATGAGAAAAAAATGTACTGGTTTGAAGATGAGAAATTTATAGAACATTTAAAATCTATCTGTAAGAAATATAATGTCAAAAAATTTAATTTTGACTGCAAGAATGGAATTGGATGGTTTTTAGATGGTATAGTTAAGTGTTCGTTTAAATATCTGTATGAACCTAAAAAAGAATTCGAAGTTGGATTTCAAGATTCAAAAACTAAAGAAATTATGTACAAACATTCCATAATACCTCCTGTGTACAGAAACCTTGAAATCACTTTTGATATTTTTATTGAAGTTGGCGAAACGAATCGAGAAACAGGACTTAATTTAAGAGTTAAACATTTTCCAAAAGATCTAATGCTTACAGGATTATCTTTTGACAGTATCAATGAACAGATGATTAAATTCAGAAATGAAATTACAGAATTTTACATTGAAATCAATGAAGCGATATTAAAATATGAAGATAATTTAAATGAATTAAAAGAGAAAGAAACTAAAAAATATTCTTAGGGTGATAAAAAATGACAGAACAAGAATTTTTAGAGAGATTTGATAAAGGTGAAAAGTTTTCAGAAAGTGAGCTTGATTCTTTAAGATGGGAATTCAATGAGGTTGAAACTATCTACGGAGATAACAAAAGATGGTCAAGATTTGCTCAGACTATTTTCGAGGTACAAGGTAGATTATTTGCTCTTGATTGGGAAGAAGGTTTGACTGAAAATCAAGAAAACGAATTTTTCAATCAACCATACGAGGTAGAGAAAAGAACCAAGGTCATTGAGGTTGATGAGTATGCCCCGAAAGCTCAAAAAGATTAAGGAGAAATTCTAATGGAATACCCAAGTTATCAAATGTGGTGTCTTGAGCATTTTGTTGAAATATCAGAACAACTTAGGGAAATTGTGAATTCTTACAGAGAGTTTAAAGGTCAGCCGAAAATAGCTCAAAAATATATTAATATCATGGAAATTTCTGAGCCGTTTCGAAATAGTATATACACAAAATTCAATAATAGAAAGATCACATACACTATCTATGGTTCTGATGCTATTAATTCAATCATAGTAAGAGAAGATTTGATTTTTAAAACCAAAGATTTCATTCAGAAGTGTGTCAAAAAGAATTTCAAATATTATTTTGATGAATAAGGAGTAAACATGTTATCAGATTATTTATTAATAGTAGATGTACAGAATGATTTTGTTAATGGCATTTTAGGTTCAGATGATGCTCAAGCAGTCATTCCAAACATCGTTAAAAGAACAAAAGAGTACATCAGTGCTAACAAGCCAATTATTGTGACCATTGATACTCATTATAAAGATACATATCATAGCACCCAAGAGGGTAAAGCTTTACCTGTTGAGCATTGTATGAATGGCACTGAAGGTCAGTTAGTTGTTAAAGAGCTAGATAATGTTTTAAGAGCTTACACTCACAAAACAAATAACACTTATTACGTTTTAAAAGAGCAGTTCGGATCTGAAAAGTTACCATCTTTAATGGATGAATTAACTAACAAAGAATCAAAGTCGATTGAGATTCTAGGATTCGATACTGATTGCTGTGTCTTAGCAAATGCAGTCACTTTAAGAACCATGTGTCCAAATTTGAAGGTTTCCGTCAATAAAAAGTGCTGTGCTGGCACAAATGAAATCTACCATGAATATGCTTTAGATATCATGGGAACTTATCAAATGGAAATTATTTAAATGTTTTTAAATGGAAAGTACATACGTTCTAAGTTATTTACTGAAATGCTGAGTATTCGCGTATCGATCAAATTAAAGGATTTTAAATATGTGCGATCGAATGAGTATCGAATATAAGTATTACACACTCGGTGCTCAAGCGATTTTAAAAGCTTTAGGACGAGATATAAAAGACAAATCTAAAGAAGAAATTTTAAAAATTATTGAAGAATTAATTAAGAGTTTTGAAAAAGATTTAGAAGAGGATAGCGATGGATAAGTGGATCAAACGTTACATGCAATTGGCAGAAATGGTATCAACTTGGTCAAAAGATCCTAGCACTAAAGTTGGAGCTGTAATTGTAGGTGATAACGGTCAGATTGTTTCTCAAGGTTATAATGGATTCCCTCGAAAAGTTGAAGATTCAGAAGAGCGTTACAACGATAGACCAACTAAGTACAAATTTGTCGTTCATGCCGAAATGAATGCTATTCTAAACGCCCTTTATAACGGCGCATCAGTTAAAGGATGCTCACTGTATGTTCATGCTTTACCTGTATGCAATGAGTGTGCTAAAGCTATCATTCAGTCAGGTATCAAAGAAGTGTACATGGACACTGCAATTAATGAACGATGGTTAGACTCTTGGTTAATCACCAGACAAATGTTTGAGGAATCAGGAATAGAATATCATTTCATTTAAAAAGTTAGATAAGTACACCAACAATAAAAATTTATATGCTCTGTTCAACTATAATATTGATGCAAACCTTATTTGATAAATAACCTATGCAAAACTAATAATATTTATTATATAATAGATATATGATATTAAGTTATAATTTTATATTCCATAAGCATGAAAATGTTAAGTTGTTCCATCATTTGAAAGATCAAATGTTTTGGTCAGCTCGGTTGTACAACCAAGTGCTCCAAATACATAATGAAATGTATTGGAATTGCTCTGTAAGTTATAACTATGAAATGATGGAAAAGCTTGTAAAACAGCTTGTTGTAAACAACTATTTTTACAAGCTCAAATCTGGTGTTGCTCAGCAAGTTATAAAAGCTTTCTATCATGATCTAAATTCATATCTTCAATCAGTTAAAGAATATCAGATTAATCCAAAGAAATTCAATGGTGTTCCAAGACCTCCACATTATAAGAAACGTTACAATGATTGTGTATACACATATGCTTGTATAGTTCTTAGAGATGGAAAGATTTATCCTAAAGAAGATTTAGGTATTGAGATCCCTCAAGATCAATATAAAAAATTTGAATGTTTCTATACTAGGGATCAGAATAAAAAGGTTTTTGTACACAAAAACATTAAAACTGTTCAATTCAAGTTTCTTTCTAAAGATAAAATTCAAGTGTTTATCACTTATAAAACTGATGAATTGAATTCTGAATTGGATAAGAATAATGCTATCGGAATAGATTTAGGTTTTCGAGATCTTATGAGTGTTGTGTCTAAAGACAAAAGTTTCATATACTCTGGAGCACCTATAACAGGTTTAAATCGTGAATGTAATATCATCTTCGATAAACTTAAATCATTTAAAGATTCTCATAAACGAATTTTCAGATGTAATTCTAATAAGTTAAAAGAGTTATATCTGAAAAGAAGTTTTAAGATTAATACTTATCTTCATCAATGTGCGAAACATCTTGTAAACTATTGTGTTTCACACAAAGTAGGTACAATAGTTGTCGGATATAATGAAGGATGGAAAGAATCCATCTCTCGAAAGAATCTCACTATCAAATGTAAGAGCGTAGCTCATACTTTGAATCGTAGATTTAATGAGATTCCTTTTTATAAACTTATCCGTATTCTAAAGTATCTTTGTCAAAGAATAGGTATAAAGCTTGTAACTTTACATGAGTCTTTCACATCTAAGTGCTCTGCACTACATCTTGAAAAGATTTGTAAGCATGAAACTTATCAAGGTGTTAGAGATGGTGGACAATTTAAATCAGATTTAGGATTTTTAAATGCTGATATTAATGGAGCGATTAATATTCTTAGAAGATATTTAAAAGATAATGACTTCATTAAGAATTTAATCAGTTCTAAACATATCTTCAATCCTAAGATCTTAAAAGTGGCAGAGATTTGCTGTAAACAGCAATATTGTTAGCCGTTGGTCTTTAGCTGACCTTTAGAATGCGTTCTAAAAAGTTTCAACTTTTGTATCAATACAATGGTTGAACAGAGCTAATTTATATATAATATTATCTAGTAAATAACTTAAAGATGCTTTTATAAGCATTAAGGACTATATTTTGAAAAGGTGATTGATTATGGTTGTACAAGAAAAGAAATTCAGTGCTGTTATTGAAATATTAAGAGAAATCAAAATTGGAGTATTTAAAAAATGTTGCTTCAATTTCGATAATCGAAAGGATATGTTTAGATTTCTTTACAACCTCCAATATGATCCTAGTTTTATGAAATTAATCCGTTATGAAGTAGCGAAATAATATGAAAGTAATTAGACAATCTATATTTGAAACAAATTCAAGTGCTATGCATGCGATTACTTATGTCGATGCAATCGATCAAGACAATTCTTTTGATAAAAAACGTTATAACGCCATAAAAAACGTATATACAATCAAATACCTTGATCCATACGATTGCGATGATGAAAGAGGTATTTTAACCACTCCAAAGGAAAAAATTGATTACCTAATGACACATGCTGGGACTCAGTTCACAAATCGTGATATTACCGATTTTTTAAATTCCAAAAAGGATTTAAAGGCTGAAACTGATGTCGATTTATGCACCATTGAAACTGTAAGAAATGTGGTCAGAGAGCAATTTAAAGATTGTAAATTTAAAATCATAAATGACTTTGATGACTACGCTGAGATTGATTCAGAAGCCTATGATACTGTAAGAGATTTTATCAAAGATAAAGAATTAAACGATCATGACAGTATTTGTGCAGAGCTTAGAAAGGTTATTCTAGATCCTAACTATTTTATCATCTTAACTCATGATGGTTATCCATATTTCAAGTACGATGATGAAACCGAAGAGACATATCTTGATCTTCCAAAAGGCTATGTTAGAGAGCCTTTAGTCGAATCAGATAAAGTAATGATTGAAAACGGTTATGCTTATATCGGATATATATCTGATGACAAATTCTACGAGCGAGTTTATGGGATTAAAGATATTTTTGAAAAACTCAACTCAGAATATACTTTAGACGATTTTGAATCAATCATCATTTCAGAACTTAGAAAAGATTCTCAAGAGAGAATCAATCTAATTAATAAGGATACTGCAAAAGAGTTTTTTAGATACAGTCACTTAGACTTTAAGTACGAAACCTTAATTAAGATTTGGAAAACTATATACAAATATAGAAGAGATTTGGATGAAAACAGTAAGAAATAGTTTATTTGAGACAAACAGTTCGTCAATGCATTCAATAACTTATCAGAAAGTAAAAGATAAGTCACATACTGAGCTTGTTAATATTAAAGATGATGTTTTAACTATCACTTTAAGCGAATTCTCAGAGGGTTTAATCTTAAGCACACCAGATCAAAAGTTAAGCTACATTGCAACATGGTTCTCAGGAAGTTATGCATTATGGATAACTGATGATGAATCCCTTGAAAAATTCAATCAAGCAGTTGCTGATAACTTTGATAACCTTGACGAGTTAACTGACGATGATAGGGTTGATTATTGCTCACAAAACTTATTTAAAGATTACATTGAATTATTAGAACAGATAAAGGACAAATATCATCTAAAAGGCATTAAATTTGAATTTGATAAAAATGTAAAACCTATTGACATCGGTGTTAATTGGCAGTCAAAAGAAGTCTTACAAGAGTACATTATCTATGATACTCGTAGTTTATATGATTTAGTTTTTGATCCTTGTTATATAATAGTTGTGGATTGGGATAGTGGCGATTTTGAAGATGAACATGGAAATTATGATTTTCATGGAAAATTAGAACTTGAATAAACTTGAGTAAACTTGAGTAACCTTGAATGAATTTTTATTTGATTTTTGGAATAATAACCGCGATATTTGCTGTAATATTTTCATTACATATCTATCTAAAACGCTTAGAAACAAATATGTACTTTGCAAAATTTGATAGAGGAATTTCAAAATATAGCTTATTGATTAAAGATTTAAAAAGTTTTGTTGTTTTTATGATTTGTATTGGTATTTCATTGGTTGTTCCCTTTGTAATTGCTTTTCTAAAGGACTGGTATGAAAACTATTAGAAATTCTTTGTTTGAAACAAACAGTTCAAGTATTCATTCAATTTGCATCTGTAATAAAAAATCAAGATATACAGAACAGAAATTCAGCGATGTCTGTTTAGATGAATACGGATGGTCATACGGGGACGATGATATGTTAAGAACGCCATTGCAAAAATTATCTTATCTTTTTACGTATGCCATCGAACGATTAATGAACTATGATAAAGACCTAATCGAGCACGATAAATCATTGCGTTATCCTGATGGCGAATATAACGATGATTATGATAATGATTTCATCGAAAGAATAAATGAATATATTCATGATCGAAATAGTGAATTTTCGCAGTACAAAGAAACTGAAGGAATAGATTTCTTGGTTAATTTTGTAAAAGATCACTGTGACGATTTCAGTGAATTCAATATCTCTGACAGATATGGCTTCAACATTGATCATCAGTCTGTTGAAAGTGAAACTTTACTTGAACTGATTAATGGTATTAACTTTGATGATTTAATTTTCAATGATAAATACGCAATTGAAATTTCAAATGATAACAAATAGGAGTAAAAATGGATAAAACCGAAAAGAATATAGTCAAGTTGGCTATAGCAGGATTTGCAGTTATATTTCTTCTCATTGGAATGGCAATCAATTTATTTGTCATTGACGAAGGTGAACGTGCGGTCGTGACACGACTTGGTAAAGTTACGACAACATGGGATAGTGGAATCCATGTAAAAGTTCCATTTATTGAATCAGTTCATAGATATAATGTCAGAGTTCAAAAGACAACTTTTGGTAAACTAGCTGAAGAAGAATCAAATGTAGAAAATTTATCAGCGTATTCGAATGATAATCAAATTATTGAATCTTACAGATTATCAGTAACTTGGGCGTATGATCCTGCTAGAATAACTGACGCTTACAAATATTTTGGTACTAATGATAGTAATTCAGTATTTTATACTGTAGTTTCTCCATTAGTCCAACAGTGTTCAAAAACAGTATTCGGACAATATACGGCGACAACAATTGTGCAAGAGCGCGCTCGTTTAGATAAACAGCTAGACGATCTTTTAAAAGAGCAGTTAGCAAAATACCCAATCAGAATTATTTCAGTTCAGATTGAGAATGTTGATTTTAGTAAAACATTTGAAGATATGATTGAACAGACTGCTCGTAAAAAGCAAGAAGTCGAAAAAGCCAAATCAGAGCTAAAGATGCAAGAGATCTTGACTAAGACTGCTATTGCAAAGGCTGATGCTGAAAATCAAGCCATTAAATTGCAAGCTGATGCTAAAGCATATCAAATCACCACAATGGCAAAGGCTGAAGCTGAAGCTATTAGAATTAAAGCCGAAGCTTTAAAAGCTAATCGAGAACTGATTGATTTGACTGTAGCTGAGAAGTGGGATGGTAAGCTACCTACCACAAATATGAGTAATGCTGTTCCAATGTTGAATTTAGGCAAATAACGTGATATGATGAGTTTATGTTCATACTAGTCATTAAAGCTCTCAAAATTTTTCTCATTTGAGAGCTTTTTTGTTATATAATGCTTATGCGTAATTTTTTTCTTATACATTAAAGGCTTTAGAATTTTTCTAAAGCCTTTAAATTTTTTAAGCACCTTAACAGATCTTTATGATTCTGCACTATATAATACAAACATGAGAATTACAGAAATTAAGACTTTTATTGGCGAAAATCGAATTAAAGAATATACTCAGTTCATTCTTGATAATGTATATAATGGTATTAACATTTCATGGATTGATACTGAGAATGATATAATCACGATTTGTTATACAAAATTGACCAACCTATGAATGATAAAAATGATTTGACTTTAACAAGCATTTTTGCTGGTGACAGGCATCATGGCTTATTGCCTCAGAGAGTTAGAAATAGAATTCATGAAAAGACTAAAAGCATTTTTAAGTCTAAAAATGCTGTATTTCAGCCACTTGTTGAAACTCAGAACATAACCTTTAATCTTGGAGCTGATCTTGAAATTGTTGAAGCACCTCTGAGTACAGGAAAACATATCAAAACTACAGCCAAAGATCAGATTAATTTCTTAGGCTTGAAAATTGATTTAGATCATTCAATCTTCATTGATGATAAACCTGTGGTTTACGTTTCTAAAGATGGTAGAGAATATTACATGGTTTGTGACCGTTGTGGAACAGATTTAAAGTTCAGTCAGCATTCTCTATGTCCTAAATGTATGAGAGAATTACATGATGAAGTTATGCATGAAAATCAAACTTTAAAACTTAAAAGCAAGCTTGTGAGCATGGAGTTGTAAATGGATCAAATTAAGTCATTAGCACTCGAACCGAAAGATTATTTTAATATATTTAAATCAAAAATTAAAAACACATCAAAGGATGAATCAGAAAGAAAAATCAAACAGATTGAAAAGTTGATCAAGGATGCTGATGATATTGGTCAGATCAACCTTTCAAGCGATTTGAAAATGATTTGGAGAGCTTGCATTTCTGAACTTGTTTTATTTGATAATGGTATTACTAAATACGTCAAAAGAGATGCCATTGAAGAGTACATCGACAAGGTTAATCCTAAGAACTCGGTCAAGATTGTTGAGCTTGAAAGATATCCTCGAATCATTCCTGAGAAAAATCTCAAAGAGATTAAACGTATCAAAGATCTAAACATTTTTGATGAAATCTGCGTATTATTTACTGATTTCACTGATAATGAATATAAGACCAAAGAGGAAAAAGAGTTAGTCAAACGTAATCGTGATCCTGTATGTTTCGGATTTTTCATGAACCATGAAGATAATGAAAAATATGGAAACTTTTATCTGATTACCGATTGGGAAGATGAGTACTGTGATCTAACCTATGACAAGATTATCGATAAGCTCTCAGATAGTGATCATGGTGAGATCGTTGATGAATCTATTGATGATAAATGGAATCGCTTCTATAGCTTTAAGATTCACGAGAACACTATAAATAAGTCAGAACTATCGAGACAGAATCAAGGATTCTTTGAAAGAATCAAGAGATTATTCAAGTGATTCATGTACAGATAAAGTTATCAATGGTAGCATTAACATTTTCAATTGTATGTATTTCGATTGGAATGTTACTAAAAGATATATATGACGACGAATGGATTCAAATTCTTATTAATGGGTTTATATTTCTTGGAGGTTGTACCTTTTTAGTATGCGTTTTCGCAATTGCAATAGGATTTTTATCTGAGAAATTTCCAAAATTTTAATGAAAAAGTAAAAATAAAAATTTTTCATATATTTTTTAAAAAATATCTTGAACTTTTTTAAAAAATATCTATAATATAGGTATAAGATCAAACGGAGAACCAATATGATTTATTACATTCCATCAGATAACTACGAAAAGCTTAAACAAAAGCTCGATAAGATTTCAAAAAAATGCGAAAAATATGGGAATCCGTTTAAATTTGAGGACTTAGGGGAAGAATATAGAAAAATATCAAAGTTTTATTTACTATCCCCAGAGGAACAGCGTTTAGCAAAACAAACAAATGCTAAACTAGAAACAGTCCCTTTAAAATTCCATAAAATCGATGTTGAAGGCGTTGCCAAAATCAACGATTGGGAATACATCGGAACTATTTACAAAGCAGATCATGGGAATCTAATCAAAAGTATAAAGGATATAAACATCCCATCAAAATATTATACCGATGAACCATGTTGCGAACATTGCTATAAAAAGATTCAGAGAAAGTTTACATACCTTGTATACAATACAAAAACTTGTGAATTTAAATCAGTAGGTAAAACTTGTCTTAAAGACTATACCGGAATCGATGCCGAATTAATAACATGTATAAATCAGTTTTTTAAGATAGCAAAAGATTTCGAAACAACTTATACCGGCATTAAATATCCAAAAACCTTTGATATTGAAAAATTATTAAGAATAACCTCTGAAATATGTCGGTTGAATGGTGGATATAATTTAAACCTAGGTTATCCAACCCATGTAACTGCATCGAACATCTATAAAATGCTTGAGTTCGGTTATAGCTACCCTGCAATTGAAAAATTGGCGGATGACTTGGATTTATACAGCAATGAAACCAATGCAATATTACCTAAATGCATTGAGTACATGAAAAACTCCGACAACCAAAACCTAAAAGTAATGTCGGAATGCGAACAAGCTCCGTTAACCTTTATGCATGACGTCGCAATAGTACTATCAAATTTTTATGAAATCAAAAAGAAAACGGAGTACGAATACTTTGGAAATGTTGGAAGTAAATTCGAAATTACTGCCGATCTTAAATTGACATCAACTTTTGAAGGAGAATATGGATTAACTAATATCTACGTTTTTAAGGCTGAAAAATCAATTTTTAGATGGGTAACTTCAAAATCCATCGAAAATGGTAAGTATAAAATACAAGGAGTTATAAAAAAGCATGAAGAATATAATGAAACTAAGTGGACTATTGTAACCAGATGCAAAGTCTTTGAACTAAGTTAAACTTTACAGTTGAAATTTCGTGTAAAATATGCATTATTGACATATTGAATGTATGGCAAAAGTAGAGATTTTTGATATGAATGAAACATTAGACTTATTTAGACCGACAAAGATTGAAATTGATAAAGGCATTCGTTATTTAAGATCATTAGGATTACCAAGTATCGGCATAACCGTTCAAGGAGATGTCTATAATAGTAATACTAAGAGGTATATGACTAATAGACAATCATATATTTTCAGTGTAAATAACAAATCCGTTGGCTTTACTAAAAATTATCTGATAAAAATTGCATTTAAGTACGACCTTGAAGATCCTTCGAAAATTTTGGATTTAAAAGATAAAGACCTTGAAACCGACGTCTATATGACATGGGACTTTTGGAATAACCAAAAAAATTATTTAATAACTGATTTGCTAGATAGTGATTCATTAGGCTCAAGGGTTAATGAAGGAATTATATCTAACTTTATGTACAATTCGATAGGCTTATACAATATAAGATATGAAAAATATCAAAATATTGATGCAAATGGTCTATATCAAATATCGACAAAACATAATGGTAAACGAACAAAAGCGAATTTAGTTGCTAAAAAGCTTCATGACGGATTGGTAAGAAAAGAAAATCAAATCGAAAATCAAATCGAAAATCCTGAGACCAAGATTGATTCTGCTAACATTAAGACAACTGAGAATATAAATATGAAAAATTCTGATAAAAATGAAAGCGCAAAAACAGTCAAAACTAGCAAATTTGATAAACAATCTATTCTTGAGTTTATCAACGATACATTGACCTTAAATTTAGATGAATTATCAGCTAAATACAATGTTGCTAAACAAATCTTAAAAGTCATTAAAACAGAGGACTAATGAAAAGCAAAGTGACAACGAATAATGGTGGGATCGGATTCTGCGGATTGCTAACGATCCTATTCATTGGTTTAAAGTTAACTAACTATATTGATTGGTCGTGGTGGTGGGTGCTGAGCCCATTATGGTTACCAATTTGTATAGTATTTCTGATAGTAGTAATATACGCAGTAGTTAAATCATTGGACTAATAATGATGTATAATAGTCAGTATTGAATATTGAATTTTTTGATTTTTGAGGAATTAAAATGTTTAAAGCTGACTTAGAGAATAAGTTTTCTCATGCATTTGATAAAGCTTATGATATTAGAGAGTATAAAAATAAACTAGCTAATGATAATGAGTATTGGGAAAATATTAGAGCATCCCTAAATTATACTAGCACCTTAAAAGATTTTAGGGTTAACCACGTAAAAAATTTCAAATCTATAAAAATACTTTAAGGGAATAAAATGATAAACCTTTATGTTTATACAGATGAAGGAATTAAAGATTTCGCTATACAGTGCGACAACGGTGCGATTTTAGATGGCTTATGTACCCTTATAGGATCAAACTACAAATTCGCAGGGTACCTGGATGTGTTGCTATGTTCCTGTGACATCAAATTTACATGTGATGTTGTAAGTAAAGATAAGATAAAACTTAAGAACGGCAAGCAAGCAGTTATCAATAAAGATCATCCTTATATAGTCGAGATTTAAAAGCTTTCTCCTTTTTATAAATAGTATTAAAAAGGAGAGCACAATGAAAAATTTTAGAGATTTTCTTAACGAGGATAACATGATCAACGAGAAATCTACTTTTTCAGGTTATACCTTGTATTATGACGGCGAACTTGCATCACGCGAAAATATCTTCAACGTCGACTGCAAAACGATCGAAAAACTCTTCGATAAGTACTTCTTTCAAGACAGCTACAATGAGGACGCCGATGGTATCGATGGTTTCTTTAAGGAACTAAACAAGACTTTAAAGATCAAAGAGAAATTTAGCACCAAACATATGATTACTAATTTACGTGATGGAAGAATTCTATTTGTATCTGATAGCAAGAGATTACAATTTTTAATTAATTGGTACTAACCTTTTTATTATATAAAAGGAAATCTCCGTTCTTGAAACATGAATCATAAGAACATGTACGCCACAAAATTTTATCTAGATCGTTAATATAACTATAAGGATAAATTTTGTGGTTGCATTCATCCATAAATCCATCTTTTTGTAAAAGAAAATATCTCATTTTACAGAACATTCCTTTAAATGAAATATCTTTGACTGCATCTAGGGTAACTATTTCATCATTTAATTTGAATAAATCAGTATCTAAATTTGAATTGAAATTAGATTTAACTGAATCTCCAACGATCATCTGAATATGGTGCTCAATTTTATTATTAATAATAAACGGCATAATTTCAGAATGAACATCAGGAACGCATATACAAACGTCAAAATCATTTTTGTATCTGTATCTGTAATAATAATTAACAAATAAATTCATTTTCATTCCGTGGAATGACATAAAAAGCTTAATTTTATTCGATTTAGGCAGTTCTCGATAAATCATACCGTTGGTATAAAGCTCAATGACCTCGCAATTATCCATTTCAATTAATAAATTTAAGATTGAATTAAGATCTTTATGCAAAGTAGGTTCACCACCAAGTAAAGTGATGCTGAAATTAGGAGAGTTCTTTAAATGCTTTAAAATCGATTTTATTTCATTTAAAGGTAAAATCTGATTCCATTTTTTAATTTTACGTGCATAACAATAATTACATTTAAGATTACATATTGTTAGTATAAATAACGAGTAATTAATTAAATTACTACTTTTTAAGGGTTCAAAGTGCATATTGTTAATAATCGATATGATCTGATTGATATTGATCTCAACGTTATTTATATGTGTAATTTGAATTGTTCGTATTGTTATGCTCGTAAACGAGCTAGACGATGGAACACCTTCATGAAAAAAGGTGTCCTTGATCTTTGTTTAAGTAAACTTGTTAATAATAATTACCGAGTCAATATTTTAGGGGGTGAGCCATCGTTATATCCTTATCTCAGTCACTTAATTAATTCCCTTGAAAGAAATCCTTGCGTTGAACAAGTTCGTATTTACACGAATGGAATTAAAGATTTAAGAAAATATAAGTCCGATAAGGTTAAATTGTTTTATAGCACTCATGGTAATGAAGCTTGTAAAACCAAAGATAACTTAACTGATATTCTAAATAAAGCCGATATAGATGATGTAATTATAATCATGCTTGAGAATGATGATCGATTGATTGATTTTTATCATAAAGTTGAGCATTTAAATATATCAGCACAATATATTGCAAATGGAGGTATCCCTGATTTCAGGAACCATCCATTAGATTTTCTTCAAGTAAATATTAATAACGACAATAAAATATTACCTCAAAAAGATTATTTTAATCTAAGTGGTGAATGCTATATCGATAGTTTCAGTATCGATGTCGATGGAACAGTTAATAATTGCTTTTTAAAGGATGTAAATATTAAAAACGTAGATTTTAAGCCACGATTCTTTAAATGTAATTTAAAAGAATGTAATGCTATTTGTAATATGTATATTAAAAGATGATTAGAATCGGAATTGATGTTTCTAATTTATGTAATTTACATTGCAGTTATTGCTATAACAATGATCTATACAAAAATAAATTAATCTTAGATAAACATAAATTAGATGTTATTTTTAATAAATTTAAACGCTCAAAAGAATTAATTCACTTGGATATTAATGGCGGAGAGCCAACCATTTATCCGTACCTAAAATACTTAAATTCATTGATTGATAATACATCTACAATTAATGACGTAAGTCTTTATACGAATGGTTTGTTTAAACATATTAATATTCCTAAAAAGATTAATGGGGTATTCTTTTCGTTCCACGATAAGATGACTGCAGATCAAGAACAGTTATGGCATAAAAATTTATCATCAATACCTAACGCAAACATAATCATTGTAATCAATAATATTCGCCACGCTGACAGGTATAATCGCATAATTGGTATGTATAAGCGTACTCGTCAGATATTCCTGAACCCTGTCAAGATTTTTGGGGTTATCAAGAGTTATGAGCGCGACATAATCTTGGACGGAAGATCGTTTTTAGACATGCTCAGAATACAGACTGAAACTCCGGAGTTCTGTGAGTTAGATTCGTACCACTTACGAGCCGATGGAACTTTATTTGAGGATTGTGGGAATGTATTTTACGATTTGATGAAAATTCCTTTTGAGAAGATACAAAAACGAACCATTAAATGTTCTGAAAAATTCTGTAGTGTCAATTCATTGATACCATTAAATCAACTTGTAAAAATTTAATCCGAAGTCAGCGTTAAATAGATATTCATCATTATTATATGTAAATATAATACGATTATCTGATAGATGATTTTTATCGGAAAATCTAATATCAGTTACGGATGCATTTAGTTTTTGAGCTAAAAGTTTTTTAAGCTCTTTAATCACAGTAAATCTAGACCAGTTATTTTTTACAAAACAATCTGATAATAAGATTTCATTATCAATGATAATTTCGTGGTAGTAATTATTTAATTTGGTATTCTTAAATAACAATTTAGTCTTAAATACATGATCAAAAATTTTCACGATGTCGTGATAGGTTTCATTAATCGTTAAAACCTCGTATTTATAATCATTGTCAAAGAATAAGATTCGATCAGTTACTTTCGAATTAAAATAAAGCTGTTGTGGATTAATCTTGTTAAGAAAATCTACGATATCTTTACATTGTTCTGTAGGTTTTTGGATTAAATTATGAATAATCTGTATTAATAACTCCGATGAAATAAATTTTGTATTTTTCATATTAATTCACTGAACTCGATTTCTTTTTTCTCTATATTTAATTCATAGGTATTATTATTGCAATTAAAATAAAGTATTCTGTCGGTGCTTTTCTTATTATCAATTTCAATCTCAGATTCATCTGCGTCAATTCTTAACGCTAAAGACGCTCTGAAGAATTTAACTACGTTAAATCTATCAAGATTGTATTTTTGGACTAAACGAGTCATTAGTATTTCATTATCTAGTACGATGTTTCCAAAATAATCATCGGAATCTTTAATGACCTTTAAGTTCTTAAATAACAATTTAGTCTTAAATACATGATCAAAAATTTTTATTACATCGTGATAGGTTTTATTAATACCAAAAACCTCGTATTTATAATCATTATCGAAAAATAAGATTCGATCCATTGCATCGACCGATGTTGTTCGATAGTACATATGACTTGGATTAATGTCATTTAAAAAATCCAAGATCTCACTACATTTATCTAAAGGTTCTTCAGTTAAGGTTATGATTAAACGAAATAATCCATCGTCATTAATATATACACTATTTTTCATTGAATACCACAACTACATTATCATTATGAACAGCTAAAAATGAATTCACATAATAATTATGTAAGTATTTATAGATTTCTGCATTAAATTTATTGTAGATAGTGTAAGCAATCGTAGCTTTATGTTTTATGTTATTGATAGCACCTTTAATACAATTAAATTGATTATCATACGCATATATAATAATTAAGTCGAATAATCCAACATCGTCAACAGTTACCGAATTCGGTTCGCCATCCGAAATTATTCCTCGACTGCAGTCATTATCTTCAATCAATTTAAAACAGGTATTATTATTTGAATGACAAAATTTGTTTATATAAACACAATTGCTGAAAAATTTGTATTTGCAAGGTTCGATTACAGTTACATTTTCTATCGGTGTGTTATAACCAACGATACAAATGTCTTTATATAAAGAAAGATCGAGCGTAGGGAACTTATTGATAAGTTTGTGTTCATCAATTTTACTTAATTGTTCAATCGTCTTTAAATTTAGCATTGAAAATCAGATTATTCTCATCGTTGCAACAATGCCCTGAACAGACATCAATTGGTTTCTCAAAATTCTTAAGCTGTTCTAAAGATAATGTTTTGTAATCTCCTCCTGATATGAAAATATCTCCTGTCACAGATATCTTGATCAGACTCTTCTGACATTTCCATCCATAAAAATCGTTTAAATGTAATTCTCTAATTTCATCTAAAGTGAATAATTTATCATTGTACTGATATACTTTTTCATTAATTGCATTGAATAATGAATTATTTGGGATCTTTACCGTTAACGGTCTATCTTTACGATGTGAATCCACAATGCCCAATTTAATGAAATCCATTAAATCATTCTCTTCTATCTTATTAATACAATCATAAAAATAATCATATTCACCGTCGTATAAACAACTTATTGCAAAATTAAAATTGTGTGCTTTAAGGTAAAGCGCATTTTTAATTAGTTTAGTTCCATCGGTCTGTGAAGGATGATAAGACAATGTGTAATTTAATTTATTACAGTAATAGAATTGACTTAAATCTCGTAACCCATTAGTAAAGATTTCAATTCTTTTAATTGATTTGATCTTATCTGCATATAATAAAATTTTGTTCAAATCTTTATGCAAAGTAGGTTCACCACCATATAAACATAAAACGACATCATACTTACTATATGACAGTGCATCTAAAACCGATTTGATAAAATTGAAAGGTAAGATCTTGTTCCAATTATTTCTACCTGTGGACTCAGGACGAGCATAACAATACCAACAATGTTGTTGGCATATTGTTATGATGTCCATAAATACCGTTAATGAATTCTTGTTTACAAGAGTATTCCTAAATCCTACCAAAAGCTTGCTCCACAGTTAATCTATCGCTTGTCACATCGTCCCACTTATCTTTATTTGCTTCCCAACGCTGACGATAATCGTCAAAGTCTTTTAGGTCATTAATTTTTTGTTCAAGAGGACTGAACTGCTCTTTGACAATTTGATCGAAGTAAATGGTAGTGACATTGGGGTTGTTGATTGAGTCATGTGCATTGTCTACGCAATCAAATAAACAATATATGCTTGTATAAGCGCGCTCTCGGATACCTTTATACTGTTTAGGATTAAATACTTGGTAAAAATCTTTTGTATTACGTATGATATTATAAAATTTAACATATCGTCTTCCAAAATCCCCTACAAGATAAGGGATTGCATACTTAGAGAATGAACAATACGCCAAAACCGTTTCTTTTTTAATTCTTTCATTACTAAAAGAATTTCTTAACCATCTTGCAAGAAATTCACATTCTTCATCGATTCCTTCTTGCTGAATAGGTTCACCGAGTTCGGTCTGAAAGAAATCATTAGTGGAACTATATTTATCTCCAAGTAAATAAGTTCCAATTTCTTGGCTGAACATAGTTCTAGTTGTTGAAAAACAGTTATTAATAAAATATATCATTTAAGCACCTTTGGGAAACCTATATTTTGTCCTAAAATACATTTATTACATTCCTTTGTACAATCCGTTACATGTATTTTAATCTTTTTAAAGCAGTCTTTATCTTTAAAAATATTAAGCTCTTGCGTACATGAGCAGTAATCGGTAACAATGCCGTCGATTGATATTCTGTACCGATTATTTATACACTTATATTTACTCAGATCAAGCTCACCATTTTCAAGCATCATATAAATCTGAGGCATATTGAAGGTTTTGTCGCCTAATATAAATGCGTCATCTGAATTCTGATAAGGAATCAATTCAAGCATTAATTCTTTATGCTCGATTCGGTTAGTAGGTTTTCCGATATCGAGCACTGTTGGTTCAATATCTACTGAAACGTTTGGAATAATTCCTTTAGTTAATCCGATGACTTTTTTGTACAGTTCAAGATTTCGATCTAATTTGTAACACATTACACTTAGAATAATTTTGTGCTTGAATTCTTTAGCTTGGTTTAAAAAATTCTTATAAACCTCAAGATCTCGTTGTGCTGAATGATAACTAATGCATAATACGACTTTATCATTATCCGGCAGTTGTTTGTAATACACAGCATTTGTATATACCCAAACAGTCTTGATTTGCGGAATCTTTACAAGCTCGTTAACAACATAATTAAAATGAGGATGTAAGAAAGGTTCGCCACCAACCAAAGTTATCTTAATATCGTACTTAGACCTTTTTAATGCCATTAAGATTTTGTCAATCTGCTTTTTAGTATGCATCTGATTCCATTTGTCATAAACATTACGAGCGATGCAGTAAGGGCATTTTAAGTTGCAGATTGTCAGTAAGTCCCAATCGACGATCAGATCAGTTCCGATGTTGTCTATTGATGTGAAATCGTATTTTTTCATTTTTAATTAAATTTCCAGATAATTTTCTTAAAAATTAAGAAAAATTTAATTTTTTTTTTTCTATTTTTGAGAAAATTTCAAAGTTCTCAGAAAACCTTCATGTACACATGAATCTAAGGGACAGATTCTTAATGTATCAGTAAAGTCAAAATCTTTTACATCACCAAGAATTTCACCTGTACATTGTCTGACTTTTTTATTTATATCAATAATAAAGAGCTTGTTGTTACAGTACCAACCTTTAAATCTGTTTAATTTCTGACTGCAAACATCTCGGAAAGATAGCAATTTAGGGTTATTATCAATCTGCAACACCTTAAAATCTTCAAACTTGTATTTAAATGCCAAGAAACTGAATTCTTGATACTCTATGCTTGGGTAAATTGGCAATGGTGGTATATTCAAAGCCTTGAGTATACTCAAAAGTTTATCGATATTTCTGTAATGTCTGTCTTGCGGTAGCATTACATTGAATTCGATAGGTATATTATTCTTTTTGCAGTACAAAAGATTTTTAATAAGGTTTCTCTGTTGTTCCTTGTAGGGGTGATATGTGAATACAGCAATTACTTTATCTCTAATATGAAAGTTATTTAAAGGTACTGATCCATTAGTCAGCAGTTCAATAGCTTTGAATCTTTTATCGGCGTTTGCTTTATCGAGCAGATAGTTTAATGATTTACTTAATGTTGGCTCACCGCCAACAATGATTAATCTGATGTTTTCAATGTTCAGATTTTCAAAGATATAGTCTATATCATCTCTAGATAGATCATTTTTCCCATTATCAGAATCGAGAACACCTTTGTAGGGATCAACTTCACTTGCTACGCAGTATGAACATCTATAATTACACTTATTAGTCAGAATTAAATGTATCCATGTTTCTGTCTCATCTAAGCTGTTAATCCTGAATGTTTTCATACAAATCGTATAATCTCCATTTCTGAACAACCTAGAGTGTTTGATTGTTTACATAGTTCAATTTTAATCTTTAAATCTCTGAAAAGATTTTTGTTTACAAAAAGATTTCCAATCAAACCATCATCCGTGTAACAATATTTTTCAACATCACCATTTGATAAGATAGCAAACGAATTCATCTTACATAGAAAAGGCTTTTTAGATTTGAAATACTTCTTTATATATTCAGAAATACCGATCAGTTCGTCACCAGCCTGAAAATCTTTGTCTTCGACATAATTATCAGGGAGTATAAAGAAATTACCATTTGGATCATATAAGTATTCTTTAAGAATACTAACGTTTTTTAAGTCTTTTAATATCTCTGATAAATCAGAGTTTTCCATCATTAATCTGATTTGATGTTTTAAATTATGATCTTGTAAGTACTGAATGTTAGATAAGAATCTATTCCTAAATTTATTATAATAACGTGGGTGTATACTTAATACAGTCTTAACATTATCAAGTTTGAACTTGCTTAAATCTGTCGATCCATTAGTATATAGTTCTAGTTCAGCAACTTTATTTTCAGCATATTCAATAACAACATTTAAATCTTTATATAAAGTAGGTTCTCCACCAATCAAACTCAGACAAACATCTTTGCATAAAGAAACGCAATCAATAAAGTAAAATGCTGTATCCAAGGATAGTGTTTTTAGATCGGGATAATCTTCTTTAACATAACAGTATGAACATTTGAAATCACACTTAGGAGATAAGTATAAATCTACTATATACTTGCATTTTGTAAAGTATTTTTGATCACGACAGAGTTTTATCATATTAAAAATGCCCACTTAAAGTGGGCAATTATTGTTATTCGCCTTTATCACCAGACTCTAAACGCTTTAAAATCTGCTTTAAAACGTTTAAAGGTGCCTGTGATAACTTAGGCTGAATCTGCTTTAGAAGATCTAGCTGAACTTGTGCAGACTCTTTGATGTCTTCATCATCGCCGTCATCTAAATCCTCGTCGCCGTCATCGCCTTCCTTGCAGTCGTCATAAAGATCTTTAACGTCTTCATCTTCCTCGGATAGACTTCTTAAGTAATCGCTAAATGATTTCATAGTTAACTCCTTAAAAATTTTAGCTGTTTATTTTTATTTATACTTTTTTAAAAACTAATTAATCCAAACATCTTGATCGTAATACTTATACGCATTTTTAAATCTAATAACATCATCTAAACTGATTGGTGTGTAATTCTGAGCGTCTACTCCGACATCCATTCCAAAAGGCTTACATTGCTGTCTTCCATGAATATGACCATATAGATTGAAATCTGAGTATTTATTATAATTAGTTGGTTTATGAGTGCATGTAATATGCATACCTTCAAGTTCTAGAGTAGTCCTATCTTGTACGCTTTCGAAACCGTATGAATATAGTTTATGAATATCTAATCCATTTTTGATATCTGATTGTTCATAATTTCCAAGAATTAAACGAACTCTACCTTTTAAGTATTTTAAGTATTCGTAGTCACCGAAATCACCTAAATGATAAACGATGTCTTTGTTAGTAACTGTATTGTTCCAATTTCTTATTAACAACTCATTCATTTCACTTAAATCTTTTATAAATCTTCGATTTAAGGACAACTCTAAAGTTCGTTGCTGATTGAAATGAGTATCTGAAGTAAAAAATATCTTAGGTGCTCGGTTGCAAAAATTTTTATAGATTTCTCTTAACTGATCTTCGAGTTCATCTTGGGTAAAGATTATCTGTTCAGGGTATTTCTTTATAATATAATTAAACAATGGATACGAATTATCGATGTAGATTAACAACTGTTTTCCTTTTTGTAACCATTCAGATAATTCGAACATGGTTGTCTGAGCGTATGATCTTCCTGGGACATCGTATTCTTTTGGTGGGACACAGAAAATAATTAAATCAGCGTACCTTAAATGTTCAGATTCCCATTTAACCTGTTCTTCATATACAAAGCTGTCGGATTCATCAATACTGCGTCTAGGGTTAAAGAAAGTAATCTCAGTATCTGCGAATCTATTTGCAAATTCTGTTTGCCAATCATGAACTCCTTTTATCGGTCCGGCTATGAATACATTAAAACTAGAATGTTTATCTTCATCTGTTGGTGTAATTATCATTCTTGATCCTCTTTTGATTTTATTTATAAAATTTTATTCTTATAAAGTTTTTAGAATTTTCTTTTAAAATATTCGAAAGTTTAGATAAAAATTCTATAATTTAGAATATTTAAAATAAAAAGGACAATTTTTGGTATGGATAATCTTGATTCTCTTAACTTATTAATCAAATTTGATAATTTAGAAGATGATTTTTATGTAATAACAGTTACCGATAAAAATTTATTTGTGCCTTATATTATTTACAGCAATACTAATTTGAATATTTTAAAGAATAATATTAGAAGGATTTGCCGAAAAAGTGGAAATACCTATCTGTTTCTAGATAGGAAATCTCTTAAATTGACCTTAAAAGAACTAGCGTTCAACTGTATTAAGGTTTTGGATGATCCGAATTTCTATCAATTCAAGAGCGCGATTTATAATATTTGCTGTTCAAATAAGAACTCAATTAAAAAATATCAAAGATTTATCATGGAATATGGTGATTATAAATTTAATCATCATAATCTTTATAAAATAAACATCAAAGGCAAAGATTATTGCATTGGATATATACATAAGATTGATAAAAGGTTATTAAAGTATTTAAAAAGCACTTTTAACCTTCAAGAAAACGCCAAAATTTTAATATATTCAAAGAATGACTAAACTTTCGATAAAAATTCATGAAAGAAAAATTTTTCATAGATTTTTTTAAAAAATATCTTGAACTTTTGAAAAAAATATCTATAATGTAAGTATATTAGATCAAACGGAGATTCAGATGGCTAACCTAAATTATTTTATTGAAAACGACTTAGAAACAGCTCTAAAACATCATAAAGAGATATTAATTGAGGCTAAATTTATCGAGGATGATTATCGAATCGCATATAGAGTCGGTTTTTTAAGAAATGATTATTGGAATGGCGCAGAATTTTTTGCAAGCCTTAATGGTTTACCAGAAGATATCGGCAACTGCGAAATTAGAGAGTTAGACGTTGATCCAGTAGGTAATTTACATATTTATCTAAAAAATATTATGGATTATAACGAGTTCAAAAATTTAAAAGGTTTTAAATTCAATAAAGGTTTAAAAGCCGAATCTTATGAAGCTCGCATCGCAAAATTATTTGAAGAAAGATCTTAACGGAGATTAACATGAAATTATTTACTGCATCGATTGAAAACGCTCTAAAGAAATACCCTTACGGTTCTCAAGATAAAGGAACAGACGCAAAAGTAATCGCAAGATTCTTCGGAGGATCTGCATATACATGCTATATATTAGAATCAACCGAAGATCCTGACATTTTATATGGATGTGCTTCAATAGGTTATGGGTTTGAATACGGAACAATCTCAAGATCAGAGCTCGAAACTATAAGATTTAAACCTTTTAACTTACCTCTTGAAAGGGATACTTCAGTCGAGCCTTTAAAGAAGACTTTAGGCGAGTGTATGAAATTATATAACGAGAGTTTTATGTAGGAGGTCTTATGAATTTTAATGCAACTACTAAGAAAATTAAAGAAACCTACAAGAATCAGCTTGATGGCATTGTTAATACTATTGAAAAGTTCAGAGGTGATCGCGCTCTGACATTTAGACCTTTAATAAAGGTTCTAGGCATGAAGTTAACAATGTGCCTCGAAAGAACCGAAGAAAATAACATTAAGGTTATGTTTACTGATGAACGAGATAATTTTTTACTAGATCATTATGATTTGAATATGTCATCAGTTACTATCATTTTTAATGAAGATGATACTGAAATGATTTTTAAGAGAATCTCAGAACAATTATCAGAAATTATCAATGAGTTCTTTTTAAGATAGAGGTTAATATGAGAAATAATCCTGAGCTTTTAAAGCAACGCTTATGTAGAGCTAGAAATTCAGTCATACTGTCAAGAATTAAATCTTGGGATAATTTAACCTCAGATCAGATTGAAGCTTTAAATCTATTATTAGACAAATATGAACAGTTAGAGCTAGAAGCATCAAAGAATAAGCATAGATTTTTCTAGAGGTAGATATGAAACAGTACAAAATTGTGATGATTTCATCAGATGGTAACAGAACAATGGCAACCTTTGATAAGCTTATGACTGCTAAGAATGTCTTTGAAACAGTATTTAGAAATTCAGCATCTGAGTCAAGAACGTACTCATTGATTGAGTACAATAAAGATAAAGAAACCGTAATTAGTTCAACTAAGAAGGAATAATTATGAAAGAATATACTTTATCCGGAGTTGATGGCAATGCATTTGCAATTATGGGTTATACGCAAAAAGCTATGCGTGAGCAGAAATTCTCTAAAGAAGAAATTGATGAAATGCTTGCAAAAGCCATGTCATCAAATCATGATAACTTAATTTGTGTATGTATGGATTACCTAGAGAAGTGCAATGAACGAATCAGAAATTAACGCATTACTTGAAGAGCATTCAAAAGCTCTTCAAGAGTTGCAAAAAGTTAAGCAAGAAAATCAAGATCTCAAGGAGTGCTTTAAAAGCATAACTGAGGGAATCGATGCAGTTTTGACTGATATGGATAGTCCGATAAAAAGACTTGAAATGGTTTTGAATGATACTAAAGCTCCAAAATCAATGAAAGATTTCTTATTAACTATAGTCAATGCAACAACGTTGAATACTCGAACTGAGCTTGATATTTTAAAAGGAATTATTAAAAAATTTAAGGTCAAAAATGAAAGCTGAAAAAATTCCATTATTACTTGTAAAGTATAAGTCGAAGATTGATGAAAAGATGCCAAGATACCATGCAATTTTAGAGCGTTGGTATCCTGAAAAAATGAAATCTCCTCTTGAAAGATTTAAAGCTAGTTCTTGGTACTTCAATGATAAAACTGAAGCTGAGAATCTTAAGACCTTTAATGATATTAAGGAATTAGGTGGATCAATTGCTGAAAAGTTTACAGATTATTCAAACATCTTTGAAATTGCATTATCAAATTCAGATTTTACCTTTGGTGATTTAACTCAACGAAATGACGTTGAATATTATAGCGACCGAAGACAAGCTAAACTGACTAAAGATGAAATCAAATTTATTAATAAGTTCAAAGGACATTGCTATGTATATTACATTTTGAGCATTTTGCATGGTGATGGTGATATTCAACCTGATGGAATATTTGAATCCAAAAGATATTTCGATCAGAGTTTAACTTTCAACAATGAAACTATAGTTATAACTGATCCATGCTATGTCATGAATCCAAGAGATGGTTATAATTATATTAATAAAAATATTAGATTTGATTACATCAGAAACGATACTCATTACGGTGATTGGGGTTGTACAGTCTACAAAGATGATAAAACTGAGCTTGGAAAGTTCTGTGCTGACTCAGGACAAGTAGCAATCTTTAAAGGTGAACAGTTAACTGATGAGTTTTTTAAATGGGCGAAAGAGCACTCTTGGTGTGTAACAGTCATTCCAAACTTTACAGGTACTGTAGAGATTATCATAGAGATAACGAAAGAGAAATATCTCAGTCGATATAGTCCATTTGAATGCTATGTTAAAGGAACAGGAAACATCAATTTCAAATCAACTCAGACTGAGCCATAGAGGTTTATATGAATGATGAATCAGATATCGGCATGACTGAAGAAGAGTTAATTAAGTCAAGTATTGAACAAAGAATCAAAGATGATGATATAGTTAAAGCAAGTTTAGTAATTTCACCTAAAAGTGCTAAGACTGATATTCGACATGATGAAACAATCCATAAAATTAAAGAATTATTTAAATCTATTGGAGTGGATAGTGGAATTGTAGATAATGCTTTAGGTTCATTTGACTTAAATCGATCATGGTTAGAAACAAAATATTTCGATGCTTGCGTTGAATATGATGGAGTTTACCCAATTAAGATGAATCCTAAAGATATTACATGGTTGCAAAATTTAGACTACATTGGAGAAATCAGAATCTTAGCTTACATTAAAGATAAAGATGGGACTGAACATCCGAACTATTAAGGTGATCAAATGATTCTATGTTTATTTCAAGTGATCTGCGTTTTAATTGCACTTGGATTCGTATTTCGTCTATTAGTAGAGACCTTTGATCAATGGGGTTCTAGACATCCAGTAATTTGTGCAGTGATATCATTTATTGTTTTAGCAGGTTTAGCAAGCATCAAATGCGGAAGTTAGATCTTGGAGGAGATGCACATGATAGACTACGAGTACGGCATTGGTGATGAGTTCAATGAAGAAGCAGAAGATGAAAAGGAATCCTATGATTGGGGTAGAGATACATATGATGATTCGATCCCTTCAGATGATTGGAATTTTGGAACTGACTATGAAGATTTTTAAAATCTAAAGTCTAAAAGACTTTAATCTTATAGGTCTAGAATATGAAATTACAACTCATTCAGTCAAAATCATGTCCATGTTCACTTGAGCAGTTTATAATCAATGATATTATTGCTGACTATGAAGATTTTGGCGAGATTGATAAAGAATCAAACGGACATGAATGTCAGATTTTTGGATTTAAGGCAAAAGATCCATCTGATGAGATTTTGAAAAAATATGAAATTACTTTAGATGAATATGATCAAGTATGTAATAAATTAGACGTGATTTTTATGGGTTACTGTCAACTGTGTATATAAGGTGATTCATGAATAAAGAATTAATAGAACAAATTAGAAGTGAATTGGAAAAGATTTGTAGTGAAGAATACTATAAGTACTCATTTGGGTCATGTGATGATTGTACTGTAAGTAAGATTTGTTCTAATATTGAAAATAGACTAAATTCAAAGTATTCAGATTGCTTTGAAAATTTAAAGTATACTATTAAAGTGGACTATATTATCAATTATAACCTTGATGGTGGTGTAACCTTTAATATTAAAGTTGTTTAGAGGTGATCTATGAAAAAATTCGATTTAGATGATGTTTATTCGAGTGATACTTTGACTGAAGATTTAGTCAATCTCATTGGAACTTATGGTTATTTTTCAGTAGAATGGTCTGAAAACCCTGAGAATTGGTCAAGTAAACACCAACTTAAGCGTATCGTGATTGATGAGGAAGGAATGTACTTTATAGCTGACACTTTAAATACTCCATATCAATATTTTTTGCCTGATGATAAGGTCAAAGATGTTGAAGAACTTAAGTATAGACCTTTTACATTAGAAGAATTTTTAAAGCTTTATAAAGTTGGTCAAGTAGTTCATATCCGACCAACTGATGATAGAGTTGAAGAGCAAACGCTAATAATTGCAATCTTCCCAACTTGTACTAATTGCGTTTGTTTTGGATCAATGCTTAACGCTATATCTCTTGAAGATCTATTTGAAGGTTATGAAATTGAGATTGATGGCAAGTGGCAACCATTTGGAGTGCAAGAATGATTCCTCTATGGCTATCCATACCATGTATAATTGTTTGCTTAATAGTCACTATTCTTTGGTTAATGACTATTGATATTGATTGGGAAGAAGCTTTTCAAAATGCAAAGGATATAGCTATAGCTATGATTATTATTGCTTGCTTCATAATAGCTGTGCTTTCAGTAGTTCAATGGTTTCATGCTGGAGTAGGTTAATGAAAATAGTGGAAATGGTATTACTCATTATTGCATTAAATGAGAAGGTACAAGAATGACGATCAATAATTTGGTTCAATTCTAAGGATTAAAAATGCTGATATTCAAAAGAGAAGATGTTTTCTCATGGTCAAATGCCAAACAAGCTGAATCATATAAAGATAAAAACGGATATTTTACATGTCATTATTCAGATAATCTTAAAGATTGGGATTATGGAACTTTAGGCTTTATCAATTATGACATGCCGATAGGTGATGATTTTTATGCATCTTATGCCAACTCAGATGATTACATGGGAACGTATGGGTTATTTATCCCTGAGGATAAAGTCACAGTAACTCCATATAATGAAGATGGCTTCAGAGCTTTCAACTCAGTTGAAGAATTTGAATCAGTAATCAAACCAATGACTGTATTTGAATTTGCACGAATCAACGATATTAAGACAATTTATAGAGCAATATACGTCAGAAGTGTTAAAGTTAACTTTAAGGATTGCTCATCGTTGTGCATTGAAATTATTGTTCCTTTTCATTCAGTAACAAATGAAGAGATTAATGAATTCATTAATAATTATCAAGATGAACTACCACCTAAATGGAATAAACTACATTTTAGCTATGATGAGTTATTTGACAATTACAGACTTGTTGAAAATGATGAGTTTAAGTATTTTGGAATAAATTATAAATTTAGATAAAAATCTATAAAAGAAAAATATTTCATAGATTTTTTTAAAAAATATCTTGAATTTTTGTAAAAAATATCTATAATATAGATATAAGATCAAACGGAGAATCAAAAATGTTCGATATTAATAAATACCCTGAAATTGCATCAATGGTGAAAGATGGTAAATTTATCCCTCTTAGAGCCGATTGGCAGAAAACTTTAAATTATTATAAAAAGTTATCCAACCCAACAAAGATTGTAAGCTCAACTAAAGATCTTAAAAAACTTATCTCAAGATATGTGATTTCAGAGGTTATCGGATGGGATGAACTCAGTCGCGAAATCTATAGAAGTTTAATGTATAAATGTGATGGTCTGATTGATGACATCAGAACTTTAGATGTGGATGTCCCAGATGATTTTTTAGACGCTGTCAAAGACGTTAACGATAAGCGTATTGATCTGGTTCAGATCGCTCCTTATGAGAAGATCAAAACAGTTTTATTAAAGTCAAAGTGCAAAGCAATTGTAAGATCAAGAAACTCTGTTAAAGGAGAGCTTGAACGAATGAGAACCAACGGCAGAGCATGGAATCTAGCTTACTCAATCGATTTTTACAAACATGAAGATTCCTTTGAAGATATTTTTACTTTTAACTTCTCATGTGATACCAACGAAGGCATTGATGAACATCCTTATGGATATAGTGTCGACTTCGGATATACCGATCTCTCTCAAGCAGATGTTGCTAAAGCTTTAGAAAAGTTTATGATTGAAAATGATCTAATGTAATAAAAAATCCCTTCTAAGAAGGGATTTTAATTTATTCTATTTTAAATTAGATTGCGCCGAACTTGTAATCAGTTGCGCCACCTAATAAAGTATTGCTAAAGTCAACTGCGAAGGTGTGAGCATAGGTCTGAGCGCGGTCATCGCTGTTAGCATCTACAACACCTGGGATGGTGGTTAGAGCGTAACGAGTCTTTGCGATGATAGCTGGCTGACCTGATTCCTGCATTGTAACTTTAGTGAAGCTCAATGGGACGTATGGGGCAAAAAAGCCCATAGCGTCTCGACGGTCAACACCCTTGTAAATAACAGTTGCGTAATCATTTACAGCGTACTGATCAACGATAACCTTATATCTGTTATCAAAGGTTCCGGCTACGCCACCTGCTGGTGGTACGCCTACGCTTGACTGTACAGGAGCCTTCATAAATGAGCCTACTTGCTCAAGCATTGTTGCTACCTTTGGAGATACTAGCAGAATGTTACCTTGTCCACGCTTGGTCTCAACGCCGATCAGAGCTGATTCCTTTGAGATCTTTACGGTCTGAGCGCGGTATCTCTCAATCTCCCAACGTCCTAGTCCAGTGTATACTGAGGCATTTAGTGCAGGGAAGCTCATGTCGGTTACAACCTTTGAGTGAGCGTTAACAAAGTCAACAACATCACGGTCAGTTTCTGCCTGTAACTCATAGGACATTAATGACATCAGCTCGTCATCTGCATTCAGATTGTGCTGTGCCTTTAAGTCTTGGTACATTTCAACAGTGTATCTGCCCTTTAAAGCTCTAGTCTCAGCTTCAATTGATTTCTTGGTGATTGAGAAACCAACTTCACGCATATCTTTGGCTAACTGCTCACCTGCGGAGGTTGAGTAACGACCGGTATATCTCTTGAGGATTCTAAAGAATGATGCCTCATTGGTGAATAAACCAGTAATCTTAGCAGTGCCTAAAGTTGTTGTGCCAATTGTTACCTCTGGGCGAGTATTGCCAGTATAACCAATCAGTACCTTGTTGCCCTCAACATATAATACCTTACCAGTGGTTAGTACGGTTGAACCTACAGTAACTGCTAGATCAGGATTTTCCTCAGTAGGAACGTAATCAGTCTCTGCAATAAACGCATGCTGATTTGGAGAAGCATACTGATTGCCATCACCGATGTAGTTGTGTACTAATGCATAAATGTAGCCAGTTGGCATGGTCATAGGCTGTACGCCTAGGATCTCATTTGCGATTAGGTTTGGATATACACGTCTTACCAGTGGTGGTAAAATTGGTGTGAACTGTGCAACATCTTGGGTTAAAGAACCTTCGGCTAACAGTCGATCTACTTCCTTATCGGTATTTTCTACCATCAATTTCATTACTTCGCGATCTGATTCTGCAATAGGAGCATACTTATCAGACTCTAGTAACTCTATCTTTTGTGCTTCAGTAAGCATATTATTACTCCCTTAAGTTTATTAAATTAATCGGTTTAAACGCTCGTTGATTGAGCTGTTAAAATCTGTTTCATTTACTTTTTGATGATCTAAGTTAATGGTTGACTCATTAACTTGTTCCTTCTTATTGTCTTTAGGATTTTTTTCATCATTATCGTCATCAGAATCGTCATCGTTTTCATCATCTTCGCCTTTTACAGCTTCAGCGATTCTTGTTAATGAGTCGATATAAGAGCTATCGTTTGTAAATTCGACAAGTTCAGCTAAGTTTTCAAATTTTTTGGCTTCGCATAAGGTCATTCCATCGGACATTTCTTTAATTACGCCGATCTTTAAAAGGTTATTGACCTTTTCATTTAGTTCCTTAATCTTGGACACTAAAGATAAGTTCTCATTTACAAGGTTGTCATTTTCCTCGATTGCTCGCTGTAGTTTATTTTCGGATTTAGTATCATCGTAAGCTTCAACAATATCCGCAACTTCAACACCAGCAGTAATAGCGAACTGACTGAATGACTCGGTCAACGCATTTGCCTTGGCATTTTCAACATTAATGCACATCTGTTCTTTAGCTTCGACGATAAACTCTTGAATAGCACGATCTAAGAAATCTGAAACCTTTTCATTCATTTCGGACTGCATCAGCTCAACGTACTCATTGGCTTTTTCAGTCAAGGTTTCGATCTTAGTTTCGTACTCTTCCTTTAGGTACTCTGCGTAACCGTTAGCTTTATCATCTAGAGAATTAAGCTTAGTTTCGTACTCTTCCTTTAAGTACTGGGTGTACTCATCAGCCTTTTCGTCAAGGGCTGAAAGTTTATCCTCATATTCGCTTGCTTTTGATTCGTACTCTTCTTTTAAGTATTTAGCGTACTCATCAGATTTTTCTTCAAGCATCTGCAACTTTTCTGAAACCATCACTTCAGCTTTTTCATTAACCGCGACATCGAAGGATTCTTTTAAAGAATTCTTGAGATCATCGGTTAAAATTGTTGAGTCGATGTTTTCAAACAATTTTTCTAAACTCATGATAAAATCTCCAATGTTTATTTTTATTTATAATTTTTTTAAAATTTTTTATAAATTTTTGATGAAATCATCAAATCGAGTTTTTAGAGCCTCCGATATCTCGTCAGCACTGAATGACTCTTCTTGTGGTTCTTGACGTTGGACTTCTTTTATAACATCGCCGTCAATTTCAAAATCAAGACCTTCGATAACACCTTCGGTTAACATATGTGATTCGCACATTCCATTCATGGTTGCGTTGAAGTCTGAAGGATTTGGGACGATATCGTATGTTATTAACTTAAAAGATTGCACTTTTCCGTCTTTTACAGATCCGACACCTCTTGATGAAACGGAAATCTTGATACCGTTATCAATTAATGACTTAATTTGGTTGGCTTTGTCATTGTCAAGTAAAACTGCATCACCGTAGACATACTTTTTATCGTCAGAGATTCTTAGCTCTAGAATCTTAGCTACAGCTTGCATCTGATCAACATTGGTACGTGCTGGGTGTTCATACTCCATAAGAGTATTAATCGAACCATTCTGAATATATTGTTGGTAGTGGTTAACTTGTTCTTCCCATAATGGATATGGGTAAACTCTACCGTTACGGTTTTTCTCACCGATCGTTGAGTAAATACCTTTAATATGATATTTTTTAACGGTATTACCAGATTCGTTTAACGATTCAACTACCTCAAATTGAGGTAACGAATCATCATCAAATATAATGTTCATAATTACCTCTTATTTTTTATATTCATCTAAAGATGGAATGCTTTTCATATATCTTGAGATATCGTTGTAGTAGTCCATCTGACGATTGTATTCATTAATAATACGGTTGTTTTGCATTCGTGAAGCCATCTCAGAAAATAGAGATTGTCTAAATTCTGTATATTTACCTTCACTTGCCATTTTTGCTAAATTTTTCATTATGCGCTCCTATGTTTAAATCTTTTTATTTACCGCCATTGCATACACTTCTTCAGCAGATTTTCCGTTGTTAAAGATCATCATATTTAAACGTGAGAATCCTAATAATTGCGTATTAGGAACTTTGAAACCATTTCTTGATAATCGTTTGTTTATATATAAACGTATACAAGGAGAGTACCCACGCTTTTTAAGAAATTCTTTTAACTGTGGATATGTAAAAACTAACGGTTTACGATTCTTAACCCTCGTAACATTCAAACTGAATATAAAATGTATCAGCTCGATGCGTTTTACATATGGTATCCAATGAAAATTCAATCCTAACGTATGCTGAGTATTTCTACGAAGAACCATGATTAAAGGATTTTTATCGTAAACCTTCGTTTTATCTTTGGCGTTGTATTTTAAAAATAAGAAATTGCCGACTTTAAAATCTATGGGTTTTAATTGTTTTTTGTTGCCGACAGTACGCATGAATTTCCTCGCGCGCTCCATAGATTCTTTAGGCGTGTACTGAGTAATCTCTTTTAGGTTCGGCAACTTAGTCATTCTCTTCTACCTTAATATGCTGTAGAATTTAATGTAGGTGCATTGGCATTACCAGGAGCATCAAACTCACCATTACCAACAACCCAATCCGAATATGTAAAGGTAACGTCAAACTCTAATACAGTATCCTGTTGGTCAGAGCCTAGAGATAGTTCAGCAACTTCGGTTGGATATACATTATGGAATGTGTAGGTTGCGGTTCGGTTTCCGGCAGAATCCAATTGTGCAACTCCCATCTCGGACATAATATCAGCAGGTACACCTGAATGAATATTTGCTTGGAAATTGTCGACGGCTTGCATCCATGATAAGAAATTACGTCTTAGATCGTGGTCTTCAGTAGTATAAAATGTCAATGTCCATGCATTTGTAAATTGGGTATCTCCAGGCATCGGGATTTTTCTGCCTTGACAAAACATATCGATAGTTCCAATAGTCTTACCAGGGATTTGTAAACCTTTGCATAGCAGATGAGCGCGTGATAAATCAGCTCCGACAGTGTCGATCAGACTAGGTTGGGCAAATAACACAAGATATTTCGATGCCCTTGCACCTGCCCCCATAGCGTATTTAAAATCATTGATTGTATTTG